GTCAGTGATAATTGTGTTTGCGGGCTGTGTAAACTCACCAATTGTAGGGCTATCACCCGCAGTTGTGTTTACCGTAACGCCAGTAGCGAAGCCAACATGCTTCACATATTTATTTGTTACAATGCCTGTTGAGGCTGTATTAGCTACCGTTGTAAAAGCACCAGTTGTTGCATTTTTAGAAACAACTTGGAAGCCGTTTTCTGAACGGACGGGACCGTTAAAAGTTGTATTAGCCATGATATACTCCTGTCTTGGCAAATGTCAGCCACATGATGCGACTGTCAGGGATAGTTGTATTATACATAATACAGAACAAAAAGAAAGGGGCAACCGAAGCCGCCCCTTGCTGTAAATATTAAGTGCAGTTTAAGCTGCGCCGGGAGTTCCAAAGACAGAACGCCAGTCTGATACGCCAAAGGAATAACGCTCACGTGCCTTAAACCGCATGTTACCTGTGTCAAAATCGCCTTCCATAGCGGTCTTGATTGGTGAACGGTTAAAGAACTTAAAGCCGTTAGGGGCATCAGTCTTAACAAAGAACGCGTCTGTGTCAGTCAAGAAGTGGTTTACCACTGCCCCATCTGGCAACATGCCCATGTTCTTCATTGCGTTGTTGTCGTTATCCGCAGTTCCGGATCGCAAATTGGAGTTCATAACCCGCTCTGCAATAAATTGCAGTTCTTTTGGAATTACCAACTTCATACCACGTACCGCAATCTTTAGACCACGCTCGTCAGTTAAACCAGCAACGTCAATCAACATTTGCTCTAGCGAAGTCTCATTAAGATCAGCCGCTGTAGCAAGAAGATTTGTTTGATTGCCAGATAAACTTGGATGCGCGGCAGAACAAAGTGCTGCACCGTCACCGATTGCATTAACACCTGTGCTAAACGCGTTGTTCAAGATAGCTGCTGCTTTGATCTGCTTTGTCTGCGCCATAGAGCGAGCCAAGGCTTTGGTGTAACGAGACGCCAAACGATCATACAGATTATCTTCAATAGCTTCTTCTGTGATAGAAAACGCTAGTGCGATAGTTTCGTGAGTATAACGTGCTGTGTAAGTTTCTTGTGCATCATCAAAAGTGATGGCTCCGCCTTCACTCTTAATTGGTGCGCTTGCAAAACCTCCGAGCATAACCTCTTCTTCAAAAGCTCTGTCTGAACTTTCTTCATCAAAGATTTCACCATGCTCGTTTTCGTAACGATCATACTCAAGCCCAAACAATGCGTTAAGGCCCGGTTCTAGCTCTTTAGCTAGTTGTGCGCGAGAAATAGCCATAGTTTAAAGCTCCTTATACGCCAGTTGTAGAAACAGTGCCAGCCGCAATAGAACCCGTAGGAGCATTGAAGTGGTTGTTTATACGAACGATTAATGGGATACCAGCGGCAGTGAAGTCGGAATTAGCAGGGTCGTCTTGTATGCCCATAATTCTTAACGCCAAAGTGTTGGTAGTTGCGATAGTGTTTAAATCTGCGGTTGCAGAAGATAAACCAGTGGAAGTAGAACCACTGTTGCCTGTTGCAAACGCAATGTTCGCAAACACAGCCGCACGAACTTCCGCTTCAGTATTCGCAGCAGCGACTACATTAGAAGTAGCTATCTGGAATAGTTGATTTGGGTCGTCGTACACAAAGGCTTTAACAGGGTGATCACTATCTGCGCCGGAGCCCGGCCAGTAGTTTGAAAACACTGTCTCACCTGTTGTTGATGAAACGTATTCGCATCCGCCAAATACACCCACGATAGAAACGTTACCACCAGCCGCAGCTTGTAGATCGTCAATAACGCCCGCAGCCAACGGAATAACCGCCATGCCGTGGAAAATAGGGTTTGAGTTGTCAGAAGCAATACGATACTCGGTCATTCCGCCAGACGAAACACTACTGCCTTGTCTGGAGATTGGTCGAAGGCCATAAGATGTATCTGTATTAGCCATTTATCTTTCTCCTTAGTGGGAAGGTAGTCCTAACTATTTTTTTGGACCACCAAAAGTTACACGAGATTGACGGTCAGGGTTACTGATCGTCATGGTTGAGTGCGCGTTCTCCCGCATCATATCCTGATCTACGGCCTGCATCTGATCGGTATTACGTTTATTAAAGTATTCCGTTCTTTCAGCAATTGTTTCAACAGGGATGCGAGCGAGCATTAATCCACCCACTCCAAACACACCTTCATATTTACCTGATTCAACTACCGGGGACTCAAAGTCAGGGTATTCGTCTTGACGAACAAGTTCCCAACCTTCGCGCATTTTTGCGCTGATGTTTTTACGATCATCAAATCCACGCGTTTCGGCGCGTATCCAACGATGCTTAAAACCATCCGGTGCAGGTGGTGCGTCCAACATGGACGGGGGAGCCCAAGGCTTACGAGAAGCTTGTTTTTCCCTAGTTTCATTAGCGCGAGAAGTCCGGTCGATTCCAGAACTACCAGTTTGGTTGTTTGATTTTGTCATCTTATTACTCCTTCACGTATTTCGCATATTCTTCAAGCGGCACACCCAATTTCTTCGCGATTGCGACTTGGCTAGGGGTGAGTCTAACCTTTTTCCCACTATTGCGCCCAGATGGAGTTCTTGAAGCACCAACAACCGTCTGAGCGGGCCTTTTGTTGGAACTGTTTGCGCCGATATTAAACTTTTCAGAAATCCGACGGTCTAGTTCATTATAGTAGTCTTCGCCCTGCGGGTCAAACCCTTCGTCTTCGACGAGCTTTTTATGTATTCCAAAAGCCGCATAAGTCATGGCCTCGTCTTGACCAAACCAACTGTTTCGAGCCGCCCAGTTCTCTGCCTTTGGGTCAGGACGACGAGGTTGTTGAGCAGGCATTGGTTGTTGAGACTGGTGTTGAGCAGCCGCAGCTTGTTGTTGCTGATAACGCTCCTGTTGCGCTTTTGCTTGGTTTGCACGGTCTTGTTGAATAGCCAAGGCCGTAAGGTTGCGTTGAGCCTCAACCGTTGCAGTGCTATCACCCATCTCAATTGCGCGGGTTAAAGACGCTTCAGCTTGAGAAACCTGCGTGTTAACACGATTGGTGTACTCATTGACATAGTTAGTGTCCAAACTCTGCATACGAGTTTTAAGCGTTTCAGACTCATTCTGAACTTGTTTGGCGTAATTAAGAGCTTCTTGTTCACGCCTTTCCGCTTCACGCATTTTCTTTGTAAGACGATCAATTCTTTTTTGTGTACTTGTTTCTGCTTTAGCAAATTGATCGTCTTCAGGTGCTTCGGTTTCGGATGCCTCACTTACAGGAACATCCACTTCTGTTTCCTCGGCACTGTCTAATTCTAATTCGATTTGATTTTCTTCTTCAGCCATTTTTACCTCCTAGAAATGAAGAACGTCTTCAGGGGATGATATTTTTGCAAGGACTTCATCATCATTAAGAATCCTCACTTCACCACCTTCAATTCTAAAACGGGAACCAGCATACCGGGCAAACATCACCCAGCTACCCTTCTCGCACCAAGGACCGTCCGGAAATTTATCGGTGTCCTTATAAGCCAGTTCCCCTACTTTGAGAACGTAACCAACTTGCGTTGAAACTGCATTGTCTTCGATAATTTTATCAGGAAGATAAATACCGCTTTCCGTTTTTCCTTTGCCACGATAGGGCAAAATAAGAAGCCGCCACCCAGTGGGAGAAGGCATTCTATCTAGGAGGGATTGCCCGATTGCATCGGGGTCTAACACTCTATCAGACTTTTCTTTGTAAGCCTGTGATATGTCTTCAACAGCATCTTTCACTGCTGATAAGTTTATTTTCTGCGTTTCAGTCATTTGAACGCTCCTGTTTGTCTAGCAGGCCCTTGAGTTCCTGTTCCACGTGATTTAGACATTCTAAGTTGCCCATAAGCTCACGATATTGCTCCATTGACTTAACATTTCCGTAGATCATTAAGTCTGTTACACCCTGACGCCTTTCTCTCAAGATTCGAAAGACTGCTTCGGCGGTGTGTATTTCGTCCATTCATACCTCGCATATCATCTAACAATTTATGATAATGTCCTAGCACAGTTTATATAGGATATGCTAGGACAAAGTATAAAGATATGCGAGTTAACTTAAAACCTTTAAACTATTAGTTCAAAATGTGGCCCGTCAATGAACGGACGTTTACCTTGGCTACGGCGCAAATCTATGTACGCGTTCATAGCTTCTTCCATTGTACCATCCCACTCACGAATATCTGGGATATGCCATGCAGCACCCCAACGAACACCAACTCCAGCAGCTTCAGCACCTTCTTTCATGGCATCAGCAAGATCATCGTACAAGTTTAATTCCCACGACCCTCTTGATCCAATATAGGCCATGAGGTCCACGGCGTGACCGCCAAGATGTTTTGATTTCATGGTTTTACTTGCGCCTTTGGCGACGAGTTCTCGCTGTTCTTCCATAGTTCGTAACCCGCAGATCACGCCAAAATCAATCTTTGTGACGGCAATAGCATAGTCAACGACTGCGATTAGCCCAACATCTACTCCCTCCAACCTGTCTCGACTTCGTTTAGATAGTTTAAATGTCATTTTGTTTTTCCTTTGTAGTACAAAACTCCAAACAGTTTGTATTTAATTCTGTAGTATAAGTTTATTATCACGGTCATATTTTTACCTCCAAACACGCCACAGCAATCCCATTATGAGTTACCATAACCTCCGCGCGTTTTCTATTTGTTTCGCATTCAGTCTTAGTTTCATAAACAGCCAATTGAAAATGATCTACATGTTGACCTGATATTAACTGCATCCAAACCAAAACCCACATCATTCTTCTACAGGTTCTTTGTTGCCACAAAGACGTTGATACACCATGTCGTTGGTATAATCCTTGGCCCACTTGTTTTCAGTAAACGTACAAAACTGCCAAAGATCACCAACATCATAGGATAAATTTTCTACTAATTTTTGTTGAGACACGAGAGTAGTTTCTAAATGTTCAATTTTGTGAACCATACCGCTAATATACCAAACCAAAGCAACAAGCTGTACCGCCATTGCAAAGACCAAAGCGATAGGGATTTTCGCGTCACCCATTAGATTTACCGCCCACATATCCGCCGACAACACCAATGACGCCAGTAAGTGACATTTGAAGTAAGCCAATTACGCTCTCGTCTATCTCACCGCCATGTTCATTTGCCATCTGAAACTCATCTACAACAATAAGACCAAGGATGCTCATCAAACCCACAACCATAATTAATACTGTTATATCTTTGATATACTTCATTTATACACCGTTGTTTTTAAATATTCCAACTCAAGTTTAAGTTTAATTAATTCTTTTTCTAAATTTCTAACATTTTTAATATTATCTTGAACAGACGCTGGCGGTTTCCAATCGTCTATCCAGTTATCGTTTTCTTCTATTTCAACAAGCATCATCTCTTGCTCATGTTCAAGAAAGGACAAGCGCTCTATAATGCCAAAATAAGCCCATACGCTAATAGCAGTTGCAGCCACTAAAGCTAAAAGGTTTTTTAGTGGTATTGTGAACTCTGAGCTTTCAGATAACTTGGTCATTTCTTACCTAAAAATTGTTTGACACCTTTCACACCGAAACTGGCTGAAATTGCAGTTAAAAGCGCCCAGAAGTACCAGTCGGGTGCAAGAGAAAGTTGCTCAAACCCATGAGCAACAACGCCTTCCATACCCGGAATAAAACATAAAATAAGTGGGATTGCTAGAATTATGGAAAAAAACTCGTCCTTCCACGATCCACCAGAGTTCTCGGCCATGATCCGTTCCCAGTCAGCCGTCGAAGTCTCTTTAGAGAGTAAAATTTTTGCCTTACTCTCAGCCTCTACAAGTTTAAGTTGTGCAGCCGCAGCTTGCTTATCAGCTTTCCCTTGAAGCCATGACCCTGCCAGATTAGCGACGGGGCCAATAAAAGAGGATATTATACTCATTTTTCTAAGTTCCTATCATCAAAAGTAATGGATGCTTTCTTCTTGTCTGCGTTTGCAGAATAAGCATTGAATCCCATAAATGCGGCAACAACACCGGACGCAGCTATCACATAAACAGATGCAATGTCAGTTATAAGTGAAGCCGCTTTGTCAAAGCCAAGCACCGAAGAAAGCAATATAATGAGCGGATACAAAAGCATTCCAGCTAAAGCAAACCCGGTAAACCTACGTTCCGCATTGCGCTTGAGGTCCCGGTCAACCATCTCAAGCCTACGATCTTCTAAGGCAAGACGATTCCATTCTTTTCTATCTATATAGCCGTTAGAGTCTAAATCAGCTTTATCAAACTCAGTCATTTATCTTCCTCGCGTATGCTATAGCAAGTTTTCGTTCTATTGTTATTATAACTACTTTTCCACGTTTGTCATATACAACGTATTTTCCTAATTTATTTTGGTATAATCTCACCCATTAGCCCACCGATCTGCACCCCAGATCAACAGTGCCGTTCCGGCCACAAAAATTACAACACCAACAACAACCGACAAAATATAAAACACACGGTCTCTGTGAGCAGCTTGAGCTTCCAGAGCTTCCTTCTGCCGAACACGCGCCGCAGCGGTTTCCCTGACCACCATCGCCCACATATCAGGTGGCCCATACAAGCGGCAGGCGGACCTCAATTCCTCTTGGGCTTGCTTGTGCGCCATCTTTGCCTGCGCTATGGCAAAACCTTCTTCTTCGCTGGACGTAAGCCTGCCCAACGGTCCTTTGTGTTTTCCAGATTCTGCTAAATTTATATCAGCTTCTAACTTGGCAAGTCTACCAAACGCGGGAAGCAAGGCGTGTGTATCTTTTCCGGCCTTAATAGCTGCGCTTATGCCGCCTGCTATTTTTGTGACAGCACCCGCCAAGGCCAATACCTCAATCATGCTAAACGCCCCTTTCTTTTAAAAGGCACTATAACATGTGTATAACTTTTTAAAAAGTTAGAAAGGGCTAAGAGGGATAACCTATGTAACTTTTTCCGCGGATCGCGGCACCCGCTCCACGCATGGTCATCTTTTTAGGTTTGCTCGTATCAGCCATAGGAGCCGGAGCCGACTTGCCGTATGGAATGCGGCCTTGGCCTTTAATGTCCGCATAGCTAACCGCTTCAGGTGTTTTACCCGGCGCGGAGCCGTTTACTCTTACTTTGCCCATTAGTTATCTCCTTTGTTTAAAAATACGAGGTTTAGTACAATCTGTCAAACAGACCTTTATTGTGGGGACCCTCGTTGTTTAAGTATCTCACGTTGCATTGCAGCATCAATACGAGCCGAAGTCTGTTGCTCTTGAGATGCCAAACGTTCCTTGAACTGTTGACCGCGCATTTGCTGACCACGGGCGTCAAGCTCAACCTTGGCTTGATCAATCTGGTTGTCTGCCTGATCCGCTGCCGCCTTCTGCTGCATCTCAGCCTCTTTAAGCTGAACAAGTGGGTCAGGAGCGCCTGCACCTGTCATCTCGCCAGAAAGTTGTTTGACCTGCTGCAACCCTTCAGCAATAAAGTTAGCCGTCAACTGCTCAATTTGTAACATTTGTTCGTCATCGGCAGGCTGACCACCTTGCTGTTGAACTTGTTGTAAATATGCAACTGCGGCCTGCTCTCTCGCAGCCTGTTGTACGTGTTCCATAACATGCTTTTGTATAGAAATAGCCACTGGGGGCATCGTGCCAACAATAGGACTTGTGCCAAAGACCAAGTGCGCCTGAATGTGCGCTTGGTGGTTCTGACCCTCAAACGCCCGAAGTGGCAACATATCCAAAGCATTAATGTTCTCTTGCGCTGGATCAAGAGGTTCGGGCTCTTCTGTAGGTATAGACTTCATCAAACGGTCTACATCAACAACGCCAATCGCTTCATACATGTCCCGAAAAGCTTCGTGCATGTTGTGAATCTCTGGTGCCTGACTTGCAAGTTGTAGCTTAGTCTGAGCTAACGTAATACGCTGGGCCTGACTGAAAGCGTTTGGATTGCTAACAGGTACAACATCAATGCGGCCATCAAAGTCCGACGCCATGATAGTCTCGTCGCCGCCCGCTACAGAATACGGATATTCCTGCGGTAAACTCTCCGACATAACACGCGCAAGTATCTTAAACTCCAGCCGCATCGCATAGTGTAAACGCTTATGGACCGCGCTCATTACACGAGACCCCTGCTCCATAATCGCCATAGTAGTTCCGACGGGCGCGTTCTGATTACCCTGACCAACCTTTAAATCTGTAATGGTCGCGAACCGTTGACCCGCCTCAACAACAAAACCAAGCAGTTGAAACAACGTCTGATCCGGACCCTTGAAAGGCAGCGGCATGAGACTATCTCGGATAGCCCCGCCCGGCGCGTCCACATCTCTGAACTCTCCGGGCTGTAACGGTTCATCGTCGTCTCTGATCCGTAGTCCGCGGGCCTTGAAGCCCGCTGGGAGGTTGGACAACGTACCCGCGTCAATCAACTGTCGCAATGCCGCCGTGGCGGTTCTCGACAAACCGCCAATCGTGTGGATGAGCCCCAAGCCATAAAAACCAAAACCCGGTAAAAACTTGTAATGTGTAAAATACTGGATTTTTTTCTTCTTAGGGTCGTCCTGTTTGTAGTTCCTACGGATACTTAAAACTTGTCCATTATCCATAGAAAGCGTCACTATGTACGGTATCTTAATGCCTGTTGTTTCGCCGTCGTCATCAACTTCTTCATAACCTTCTAAATCCAAATCAACGTGACACTCTAAAATAGTGCAGTCATAATCAATCTGAGTAGGTTCAACTCCTTCAATACGGTTTAATTCTCCATCAACGCCAGTGATTTCGCGCTGGGCTGGAATAACATCCACGTCTAAATATGTCCCCATAACCTGACGTTTACGCAAATCATTCAAAGACATGCGTACAACCTGAGTAACATTGGGGCACGTGTCGAGGTCCACGGTCTCATACGGAACAACCAAGTTTTCCGCAGGAACAAACTTAGACACCGCACGATCTAACGTCTCGTCAAAATAAGTTTTCTTAAAAGTAGAACCCGCCAGCGGTAAATAAAACAACATCTGGTCCATGTCAGGAGTGTAATCCTCCATAACATCTGTAATGTAATAATTCATAAACTGTCGAACACGCTGGCCCTGCTCAACCTTCTTGCGCGTTTCTTTGCCCATCACAACTGTGCGGACGGGACCCGAAGACGGTAAAAGCTCATTAAAAGCTTGAGCCTGAAACTGAGTAGCAGCCTCGGCTAAAAGGGGGTGCGTAACCCCTGTTGATCCTCGAAACGGCTGTGTGCGCTCCTCATAGTTAAATCCAAGAAGCTCCAAACCATTAGCATACGCATCTTCCCAATCTTGACGGCCCGACTTGTTTGCGTCGTACTCAGCAAGCATCTCGCTCGAAATCCTTGACAACTCCCGGTCAGGCATCTCTTCAGCAAGGTTTGCATCAAAATCTTCCCCCTCGCCGCGCTGGTCCGCAGGATCAAAATCAATCTCAACACCGCCATCCTCGGTTGGTGTTATCCCAATCTCACCAACATCATCCGCTTCAATCATAGCCATGACATTGTTTTGAGAGTCCGGTAACTCAATTTCTATCTCAGCAGCTAAATCCTCCTCATCAAATTGAGACGGGACCCCAGTGTCCATTAAACTGCTTGCGTATCCATTTTTTTCTTCAGCCATTCAACTCTCCTATGCGGTCTAATCTAAAAACTGTTGATAATTACCGCGTGTCGTATCAAAAAAACCCTCTTTGTCGCGTGGGAAATAAACATCAAAACCCTCTTCGGGAGATTTAAAATTTGCCGGAGCTTTGGATTGACCCTCGGCAGGAGTTCTGCGCTCCTCAGGACTACGGCCCATTATTACCTCTAATTGTTCTAATACTTTTGCGTCAACAGTTTCTGCTAACTCTTCTAAAGTAGCATTTATGCCCGCTTTTTTAAAAATTTGTATGCCAACCGCGTTGTTGCGTAGGTCCATTTCCATGTCCCGGTCATTAGAAGCACTGCCTATAGGGGTAAACCGATCCATAAATTCAGCAAAATCACCCGCCTTTTTAGCAGATTCTGGACCATACTCTTGTGCCAATACCGCAGAAGCCAAACCATGAGCCCGTGCATCCTCTAACTCTTGGTAAGTTGGTAAATCTTTACGAGCCCGGCCAGTGCGAACTTCCTCAGAGTAAAGTTCCTTGTCCGTAGGAATAACCCGCCTTCCCGTTTCAGGGTCTATAACCGAAGGATAACCAAAATCATCTATAAGAGAACTTTGAAAATCGTCCTCAGAAGAAGGATAAAAGTCTTCGTACCGATCACTGCCGGGACGAGCAGACTTACTAATACCCTCTGTAACGTTATCGCCAAATACTTTGTCAAATAAAATGCGGCCAATACCTTTTTCGGGAGGCATCTCCTGCTTTTGTTCGTACATAAGCTTTCGACCTTCTTGGTCCTCTAAACCACCAAAACCCTCTCCGCTAATATAAGGTAAAATGCCTTGCTCTTCTGCAAGTAACATTTCTTGTCTTTGTTGATAAACAGACTTTCGTCCGTCGGAAGCTGGGGGAGAAAGGTCCGTGAACCGCGGAATGGGACTCATCGCACCCGGACCGGGGCCCCTGAAACTTTCCGGTCGCAATATAGGACGTAGTGAAGACAGTGAATTAGGTCTCGATACAGGAACTAACGAAGAAGAAGGAGCATAGCTAAACGGGCCAGCCATGCCTAAGTTTACCGGAGAATCCATGAGCCGTTCATTCATATCCACGCCTTTCCTCTAATAGTATGCCGCCACTCTAACAGAGTTTTCTTCATCTTCCCAGTCATCTGTTGGTAATTGTACAAAATTTCCTTGCCTATAGCGCATAAGAG